TGCGCTCAGCCCTGCCAAGTAATGCTCTAAGTTCATCGAGCGTTCCCTCAATCTTAACCAAGGTATCAACCTCAGTTATCAGATGCGGTTGATTGTATTGCAATTGCCATCCAGTCTTTGCTTCCTAGTTTAACAACTCTGCACTTAATTCTAGCAGTTAGAAACAAATCATCTGCGCCAATTGCTGCGTTATCTACACCAGCAACCAAGTAAAGACTGTCATTGACAACCATAAAAGCCTCGCTTTGTGCAGCGGGGCCAAAGTTGTCAGGATATAAATCGCTGGTGTGAGTTGCTACATTGTTTCCAAAATCAATGTTTAGATTACCTGATGCAATTAAAGATTGATTGTCGGCTCTAACAAAAGCACTCCCGGGGTTTAGGTCTGTTAGTTGTGCTGCAATAGAACCATCTTGTGTGACAAATCCTTTTACGGTTGTGTTAAAGTCTGCACTGCATTGGTAAACCAAATCTACTGATTCAACTGCTACTGCTTGACCAGTTGCTACATTGACATAAGCACCAAGGTCAATTACGCCTTGTACTCTAGTGCCTGATGCGCTTGCTGCTGGTATTGTTACGGTCTCGGTTAAATAAAAACTTCCTGTTTTCGCTGTCGCCATAGCAACTTGTGGCTGCCGACCGCCTATAAACATCACTTCAATCTTCTAATCGGTGGCAGAGGGTCGTGGCGTACTATCTTACCACCACTTCCCCTCCTCCACCCGTTTCTAACTAGCCATACTATTTTACCTTGGTAGTCAAATTTTTACACTGTATATATATATAATATAACTAATTAGCGCACAATATGGGGAATAGATTCACCGACACAACGCTTACCAAAAGAGAATTAAAGACTTTGGAATCAATCAGAATTGATTTGGACAAAATTATGTTGAGAAATTTAAAGAAATCCAATCCCGACCGCAAATCTATTGCTTTTTTAATGAAATCAAGGGACGATATTACCAGGGCAATTAATCGTGTCGAATTTATGAGGGGGCGTAACGAGTGATGTTCCAGTCTAAGCTGAGAAAAAACGCTGTACTGCATATTTTAGAAGTGCAAGCTTGCACCTCTATACCTGGGAGGCAAGAAGAATGAAGCGTCATAAGATGGTTAATCTATGTCCAACGACATTCGAGATTGCTTCACAAATGCCTAACTTTAGCAAATGGGTTAGGTCTAAGCTGCTAGAAGTAGATCAGAGGAATAGTTTCAGAGTAGAGTATCATATGTGGTGTCCTGACCATCCAGAATATGTCAGAGTGAGTGACCATGTACCGCGCTTTGGTATGCACTGCAGTCAATGCGACTTACTGATGGAAGGGAAGTGGGTTCAAGGATGATGTGTCAATGCGCGATATGCGGTTTTATTGGTCATGTTCATGACTATCATCAATGGGAATCAGAAGATAGAAGATATCCGGCACTATGGATATGTGATGTTTGTTATGTAGAATTAAATAATCCTGCTACTACCTAAAGCAGATTGTTCATACATAGCTATTTCTGGTGTATATTCTAAACCTGCAACTGGTCCAGTTCCAAAAGTACCTTTGGCTCCTGCCTTGCCAACTGCTACTCCTAACTTGGCACCAACATAAACAGGCGTAACTACATTAGGTAAGTAGCGAAGTAAGATAGACAAAGGGCCCTCTACTGGTGGAGTCTTTTGATTAGCTAACCAATCGTATGCTTCTTTTACTGCATCGCGTAGTTCAGACATACTATCAAACCTGGTTAGCAAGTTCGTAAGATCTCTTAAGTCGCATCATATATTCTAAAGTAGGTTCTTCGCCAGCCATACCAGTCATAATGACTCGCTTAGGTGCTAGTAGTATAGCATCAGGACCTTCTGCTGCAGATGCAGCTCCATTTGGAACTTGAAATACTCTGTAACAATAAAGACAATCTGCTGCTGTTGGTTCTAAGCTTGAATAATAATTTTCAGAATCTAAATAGAGGAAAGCAGCACCATCTGCAGTAGGGTCAACTACTTGGTCTAAATGAATATCCAGTATAGTAAAATGACCATGAATAATATGTGTTCTGTTAAAATTACCTACATCAACGGCAGGTAATGAATAAGGGGTAAAGCCAGGAGATGATAAAAAGGTCATAGTAAGTTGTTCATCAGTAAAAGGAACACTTGAAACAATTATTTGTTCAAGAACTGGTGTAGCAAATGGCGTCAATGGTTCGTCGCGATCAGCATTCCAAGCTATTGAATTAAATCCGCCTTGTTGTTCAAAAGAATTTCTGAAGAAAAAAGTCAAATCATCCATGGCATAACCAGTTAAATCAATTTTAGATTCGCTTAACCAATAATTTAGATTAGGATAAGTAGCAGTTTCGATTGCCCTATATTCTGTTGCACTATCCATTGCCCAAACACCTGTTGCAGTGTCTGCTATTAATGATAAAGGAGGAAATTCTTGAACTAAAACTCTGTCTTGGTCTGTCATTTTTTCTTCTCCTTTTTCTTTTTCTTAAGTTTTTTTATAGGCAAGTTACCCATTTTTCTAATTAGATCAATAGGATTCATTTCTTAGACCTCTTGAATGCTTTAGACATAGCTGCCAAATCTAGTCGTCCTTTTTTTGGTCCTCTTTTGAACTTGATGTGGTTAGCTCTGTTCTTAATGTAACGTTGCCATTGCGATAATTTACGTCTAGTCTTTTTAGCCGTTGTTTTAACTTTTTTAACGGTTTCAGCAGCAGAAGCAGTAGTGCGCTCAGCCCTGCCAAGTAATGCT